AACGAAAAGCGCGCAGCCATGAACTACGGCGAATACCAAAACACATTGATGGAGCAACCATTTATCCCGCAAGGCTTAATGACGTTGGCCGAGTTCCAAGCGTCAGAAGTTGACAACATAGACAATATGGGAGACTATGCCCCAGCCAAGTAAAAAGGACCTTGCACTTGCAAAGCAACTGGACGCATTGCAAAGGCGTTACGAAAGGCGATACGAAAAGCAAATATTCACGGCTTTAAAAAAGCAAATGCAACCGTATTTAAATGCAATAAAAGAGGCCGACGGTAATATTAACCAATTTGACTTGATTAGTTCAGCGCCTTTGGCTGACACCTTAGAAAGCCTTTACGTTGTTGCTGGCACGGCATACGCCGAGGCAATGTATAACGCAATCCAACCGCCAACAAAAGCAACAAAAGAGGTCTTGCGTTTGGGTTGGCGTGACTTTATGCGTTTGTTTGCAATTAGAAATTTGCCGCAAACGTTGATAAGCATTAACGAGACAAGCCAAAAGATAATCCGAAACATTGTGCTTGCTGGATTAAACGAGGGACTTGGAGCGCTAGAAATTGCCCGCAATATTGAGCAATCTGTTTCGGTAATATTTAGAAACCGCGCCAAACTTATTGCCAGGACTGAAATGGTAATTGCCAGCAACGTTGCTGCAATGGAATCGTCGAGGTCCTCTGACTTCATGTACGAAAAGAAATGGATACCAGCGACCGACCAAAGAACAAGGCCCGACCATTTGGCAATGCTTGCATCGGATTGGATTGGATTTAATCAAAATTTTATTGTTGGAGGTGTCGAAATGGGACAACCAGGCGACGGCTCAAAAGGTGCTGGCGCCGACCAAATATGCAATTGCCGATGCAAGGTTGTGTTTAGAATTATGCGAGACGCCGACGGATTGCCATTGAGAAAATGATTGCTTACGTTATTAACTTAGATCACCGCAAAGACAAATGGCGCGCGTCAATAAATGAGTTGGCGCCTCACTTTAATTTAGAAAGGGTAAGCGCAATAAAAAACGAATGGGGTTGGCTTGGATTGTGGCAAACCTTTAAAAAGATTTTTCAAGAATGCGACGGCGACGTTTTAATATTTGAAGACGATGCAACTTACCGAGGTTGGGCGACCAGTTTACAAAATGCAATCAATGACTTGCCGACTAACTGGGATATGTTAATGCTTGGCGCTAATATCAAAGATTCAAGAATTGACCGAATAAACAAAGGATTGGTCCGCACTTACGGCGCCTGGACAACTCACGCAATTTTTTACTCATATCGATTTGCAAAGGAAATGGCAGAATTAAATTTAGACGTGCCAATTGACGAATATTTTAGGACCACAATCCATCCTAAAGGAAACTCTTATATTTGCGTTCCGTTTTTATCGTTTCAAAGACCAAGTGAAAGCGACATTGAAGGAGGTTATAAAAATTATACAAGTATCTTTGAGGATAGCGAGGCGAAAGCCTTGCATTTTGTCAATCAATAAATTTATTGGTTTGCATTTTTTTTTAACCTTTTTATTTTTACAAAAAAAGACGCCATGATTTACAAGAATTTAAGCGATGGAATAATTGAGGACGTCGACGACGTAAAGGGAATCGTAACTGGTTATTTTTCCGCGTTTAACAATATTGATTCCGACGGAGACATTATTGTTTCGGGCGCTTACAAAAAAACAATTGCCGAGAACGGACCAATGGGCCGCAATCGAATAATGCACTTATTGCAACACAATCCTTTAATGCCATTGGCTAAGCCTATGGAATTAATTGAGGATGGAAAAGGATTGCGTTTTACTTCAAAGATTACCGAAACTAGCTACGGCAAAGACGTAATAAAGCTTTATAAAGAGGGCGTTTTTAATGAGCATAGCGTTGGATTTGAAATTATTAAGTCCGACAATAAGGCTGGTTATCGAGAAATAAGAGAAATTAAACTTTGGGAGGGTTCGACAGTTACTTGGGGGGCCAATCCAAATACACCAATTGAATCAATGAAAAACTGGGATTTGCCAAAAAGCGAGGATATGATTGCTAAGTTTGGCGCCATACTTAGAAAGGGAGACGTTACCGACGAAACAATGATCCAACTTGAAATTTGTTTAAAACAAATCGAAGAACATTTAAAGGACTTGCAATTAAAATCAGTTTTAGCCGTGGAATCCGAGGCAACTCAATTCATAATCGAGCAAGACCCGAGTTTGGCAATGGCCTTGGAATTTGAATATATACCTAAACTCAAAAAATTTATCTAAACACAAAATGGAAGCAATTAAAAATCAATTAGACACAGTATTGGCGAAATTGGAAGGCAACGAAGCGTTGATTTCCGACGTTAAGTCAATGAAAGAAGCTGGCGAAGAGTTCAGAAAAAATCTTTCTGCCGAAACCGCTAAGCTAAACGAAAAGGCAACCGCGCTACAAAGCCAGTTGGACCAAGTAGATGCAAGAACGCAAGCGGGTTTTGCAAGCGCTCAAAAAAGTTATTCTTTTTCTAGCGAACTAGAAAAAGCGTTTAACTCTGACGCATTCGGAAACTACAAAAGCGGAAACGCTAACAAAGTAAAGTTGGACCTTGAATTGAAAGGCTCCGATATGACAGTTGGAAACGCTTATACTGGCGAAGTTATCCCAGCGGACCGCGTACCTGATTTAAAGTTTGTTCCTAACCGTAAGGTTAACGTTCGTCAATTGTTGCCAGTTGGACAGACTAGCTCTAACCTTATCCGTTTCGTACGCGAATCAGCATACGACAACGCAGCGGCTCCAACCGCGCAAGGGTCTGCTAAGCCTCAATCCGATTTCGATTTGACTGCGGTAGATCGTAGCATCCGTACAATTCCTACTTTTATGAGATTGACAAAAGAGATGTTGGACGATACCCCAGGGCTTATTGCTTATCTTTCTAGCCGTGCGCCAAGCAAATTGTTGAACGTTGAAGATACCCAACTTTTGTACGGAAGCGGAAGCGGTCAAAACTTGCACGGTTTTGCAACCGACGGATCAGCTTGGGCAACTGTTAATTTTGGAACTGCTATTAACAGATTTGACGTTTTAGCTGCTGCGGTTGTTCAAACTACTAAGAACGAATACGCGCCAAATGCAATTATGATTAACCCAACGGATTACCTCAAATTAGTATCAACTAAGGAAACGACTGGAGCATACCTTTTGCCATCTTATGTTACTATGTCAGGCGGACAAATGTTTATCTTAGGCGTTCCAGTTTACGCAATCAATGGCGTTGTTGCTGGTGACTTCTTTGTTGGTGACTTTGCACTTGGTTCCCAGTTGTTCGTACGTCAGGGCATTACGCTTGAATTCTTTGAGCAAGATGCTGACAACGTTACCAAAAACTTTGTAACTGTACGCGTTGAGGAGAGAATTGCTTTGGCAGTTTACACGTCTCAATCTATTGTTTACGGATCATTTGCAGCCGCTTTGGCTAACGGTTCGGCAGCATAAGTAAAATAGGTGTTTTGTTTTAAAAGGGTCGCCATTTTTTGGCGGCCTTTTTTTATTTATTTAAAAATCAATACCTTTCACAAAATCAAAGATAAAAAAAATGAATATAGTTTTTTTTGTACACGCGTGGGCGGGAACTCATAACTCGGGCGCCGAATGGACCGTTCAACATTATGCCAAATATTTCCACGAAAAAGGTTGCAACGTCGAGGTAATTTTACCCGAAGGCCAAATTTATCCCGATGGCGAAAAGTTTGCTTTTATCAAATTTATAACTGGTTATTTTTCAAACGACTTTTTTTTAGCCTTACAAAACGCAAGCGTTATATTTACCCATTTAGACAATACAGGCGTTGCAATTAATTGGTCAAGACAATTTAAAAAGCAATTAATTTTTTTAAGCCACAACGATTCCGATTATAGGAATGTACGTTTTAAGCAACATAATATCCACGTTGTTTACAACAATAAAGCCAACGAAAAGAACTTGCAAAACGGCGCTTACCCAAACGCGTCCATTGTTTGCAAACCTCCGATTTTTCCCGAGGATGTAAAGTACAACCGAAAGCACGGCCAATACATTACCCTTATTAATTGCAACGAAAATAAGGGCGGTCATATATTAATTGAACTTGCCAAGCGATTACCTAAACGCAAATTTCTTGGCGTGCTTGGAAGCTATGGCGAGCAAATAATTGACGACACTTTAAAAAATTTAAAGTATGTTGCGCAAACTCCCGATGTGCATTTAATCTATGGCAAAACAAACATTGTGCTTGTGCCCTCTTTTTATGAGTCCTATGGACGTGTAGGTTTGGAGGCGGCAATTAATCGACTGCCAGTTATTTGCACGCCTACGGACGGTTTAAAGGAATGTCTTGGCGCCGCTGGTCTTTACTTTGATCGTGACGAT